ACGAATACTGCTAGTAAAACTAGTAACCTTCCTGGCAACCAAGGAGTAGAAGCTCGCGATCATACGATCAAGAACTTCTTAACTCGTCCTTACCGCAAACCCACTTTTACCTGGCCTTTAACTGCTGCACCGTTGACGCCCCTGGCCTCATTTGATTTACCACAATCATTGTTTGAGGTACCGGCGTTCACTGAAAAACTGAACGGATTTACATTCTTCCGCCCACTTAAAATGTGTGTCAAATTGCAAGTTAACACTCAACCCTTCCAACAGGGTATCTTGATGATGGTTGCTGTGCCTTATCGCAAGATGATCGCGAACCCATTCTCAAACATTTCACATTTGCCTGGTCTTACTGGTTATCCTCATGTTTTAATTAATATTGCGGATAACCAGAGTGCTGAACTTTGTTTGCCGTATGTCGCGCCAATGAACACTCTGCATGTCACGCGAGAGACATTTTCTCTTTATACTGTGTTAGTTGTTGTTTACGGGCAATTGCGTGCAGGAGATGATGTGAATGTCACCCCTTGGGTGCAGATTCAGGAAATTGAGAATGAGATCCCAACCGGTCTTAAACCCTATGTTCCTGCTACTGTTCTCTATGGTAAGATGGCCATGGGAGCAGTATCCGATGTTCATGATCAAATGGTGCGAGGTGCGCAAGCTGGTCGAGCAAATCGTCTCCTGACCAGTGAAGCTGTAAGTGCTAAAGATGGAACTGTAACTAAGATTGCGTCTGCGGGTGCTGCCATTTCTTTGGCTGCCTCAGCAGTACCAGTTCTGACGCCCATTGCTGCACCAGTTGCTGCTCTTTTGGGAGCAGTTGCGGGCTTGGGCCACCTATTTGGTTGGTCGAAACCTACTCTGGAAAATGAACCGACTCCACAACAACCTACATTGCCACGTTACGCTGCTACATATGACGGAGCGGATGCTTCGAAGATGCTAGCGTTGGAGGCAAAGAATGGAATTGGCCGAGAACCTATCTTTGGTTCTTCGGTGGATGAAATGGCTTTGCGATATGTGACTGGGAGACCTTGTTTCTATCGAAGCTTTGCTTGGAACATTGGTGATGCACCAGGTACCATTCTCTTTTCTGAAGCTGTGGCACCGTTATCAACTCGTGCCATTCAGACGTTCTCCCCAACTTATCCCAATGTGTACTCACTTCCACTTGTTGCGTACACGGCAAATGCTTTTAAGCTTTGGCGCGGTAAGATGATCTATCGTCTGATTTTTGTCAAGACGAAATCGTATCATTCTGGTCGTATTCTAATTACATTAATTCCGTTTGGTGCGGATCGTAATGGTATGGCTATTACTGGAAATGATGAAGCGTTGTGTTACCGTGAAGTAGTGGATCTCGCAGAACTTTCTGAGAAAGTAATTGAGGTCCCATATATGAACGATCGCGCTTGGACTGATGTAGGTCCCCTCCGTGGACCGCGCCCTTACACTGCACTTCTTACTATCGAAGTGCTTAATGAGCTGCGTAGACCGAATACTATCACTTCTGATGTTATCGACATCATTGTCGAGAAATGCGGAGGTGACGATTTTGAGCTTGCGTGTCCAAGTGCTCAAATTGGCCGACCAATTTCGGTCATG